AGTGAATTTGAAGTTGGTCTAGGTACATTAGACGGATCAAGTGCAAATCTAACTAGAACTACAGTTATCTCCAGTTCTAATTCAGATGCAGCAGTTAATTTTTCTGCAGGCACTAAAGATGTATTTTGTACATTACCAGCAAGCAAGTCCGTCTTTTTAGACGCAACAGGAACACCAGTCGGAGCAGCAAGTAATGGTTTTGCTTTAGCGATGGCGGTAGCATTATAAGGAAAAAATATGGCACAAGATTTTAGAAACGATCTACAAAGAAACATTGGAACAAGTGATACTACTTTAATAACTGCTGGCGACTTTGATGCAGTTATAGGTATTAGATGTTGTAATGTTACAACTTCTACAATTAAAGTTAGTGTTAAAATTGCAAATAGTGGTAATGACTTTTTTATAGCTAAAGAAGTTGTGGTTCCACCTAATTCATCTATTGAATTAATTCAAGGTGGTGCGAAGATTGTTTTAAAAAATGGCGATGTATTAGAAGCTGTTTCAGACACAGCAAGCAGTCTGGATGTAGTTACTTCTTTCATCGACACAATTAGTTCGTAAGGAGGATTATGACTGCAGTAATAAATGGAATCCAATATATTGGAGGACAGACATCACCGGATGAGTTTATAAAAAATCAAGCATCAACAATCGATGGCACACAAACTGTAGAAAATGCAGTTCTTGCAGGACCGGTTACTATTCCTGCTACAATAACAGTAACAGGGACATTGGTAATAGTTTAATGAGTAAAATAGAAGTTGATGAAATAGTTAAACAAAGTGGTTCCACTCTTACATTAGGAGGTCCAGGAACTACTGTAACTTTAGGATCTGGTGCCACACAAACTGGATTTGGTAGAACAGGAACAGTTGACTGGCAAACAACTCCAAAGACATCAACTTTTACAGCAGCATCAGGTGAGGGTTATTTTGCAGATACAACTAGTTCAGCTATTACAATGAATCTCCCAGCAGGTGTTGCTAATGCAATAGTATCTGTTGCAGATTATGCAGGTACTTTTCAAACAAATTCTTTAACAATTACTCCTAATGGATCAGATAAATTAGGAGGAGCTAATGCAAGTAAAGTTTTAACAACTGAGGGTCAATCAGTAACATTAGTATTTGTAGATTCAACACAAGGTTGGATTAATACTATGGACTCTACTTCTAATGTAAGAGGAGAAGCCTTTATATCAGCATCAGGAGGAACAGAAACAACTTCAGGAGATTTTAAAATTCATACTTTTAATTCAGATGCTACATTTACAGTTAATTCTGTTGGACTTGGAGATGTTGGTACAAAAATTTCTTATGCAGTAGTAGCAGGTGGTGGTGGTTCATCACACGACAGATCAGGAGGTGGTGGAGCAGGTGGTTTTAGAGAAGGTAAACAAGCCTGTGCTAGTTACACAGCTTCTCCTCTTGCCACATCAGGTTTTACAGTTTCAGCACAAGCCTATCCAATTACAATTGGAGCAGGTGGTACAGCAGATAATTCTTCACCTTATGGTGATGGTGGTGATGGAGCTAATTCAGTATTTTCAACAATAACATCAACAGGTGGTGGCGGTGGTGGTAGAAGTAATAATGAACCTGCAGGTGTAGATGGAGGTTCAGGTGGAGGTGCTGGTTCTGTTGCACCTCACACAGGAAGATCAGGTGGAGCAGGAAATACTCCGCCAGTAAGTCCACCTCAGGGTAATCCAGGTGGTAATTCAGCTAATACCTCTCCAGGATATTCAACAGGTGGAGGTGGTGGAGCAACTGCGGCTGGTGCGAATGCTAGTGGACCAAATGCTGGTGCAGGTGGTGCAGGCGCAACCACTTCAATTAATGGCACACCAACAGCTTTTGCAGGTGGAGGTGGCGGAGGTTCAGATGATGCTGGAAATAATGGTGCTGGTGGAACTGGAGGTGGTGGTGCTGGAGGTAGTCCACCAAGTGCAGCAGTAGCAGGAGGGACTAATACTGGTGGTGGAGCAGGAGGAACATCAGGTAGTAGTACAGGAGTTAATGCAGTAAATGGAGGATCAGGAGTGGTAATAATAAGATATAAATTTCAATAATTATGACAAGTACAATTAAAGTAAATAAAATAGAAAAAGTTGACGGAAGCACAATAGAATTAGGTGGACCAGGCACTTCAGTTAATTTAGCATCAGGTGCAACACAGACAGGTTTTGGAAGAACTGGTACAGTTGACTGGTGCACTACAGCTAAAACAAGTCCTTTCACTGCTGTGTCAGGCGATGGGTTTTTTATAAATACAAGTTGTGGAGCTATTACAGTTACACTACCATCTTCGCCTTCAGCAGGTGACATTGTATCTTTTGCTGATTACGCTAACACTTGGAATAGTAACAATGTTACAGTTTGCAGAGGTGGATCAAAAATTAATGGTGCTTGCGCTAATGCGCTTTTATCTACACAAGGTCAATCAGTAACATTAATTTATGTAGATGGCACAAGAGGTTGGAAAAATACTATGGACTCTACCTCTGATGTAACAGGTGCACCATCTTATGTAATTGCCACTGGTGGAACAATAACAACTTGTGGAGATTTTAAAGTACATACATTTTTATCTAGTGGGTGTTTTCAAGTAACAAATGGAGGTTTTCCAAGTGGTTCAAACACAGTTGATTATTTTGTCGTTGCAGGTGGAGGCGGTGGCGGAGAAGGTTATGGAGGTGGAGGCGCAGCAGGAGGTTTCAGACTTGCTAGCTCTCTAGGTATTCCAGCACCGACTATGTCTCCTTTAGCAACTCCCACAGCTTTGCCAGTATCAATTCAAACCTACCCAATAACTGTTGGTGCAGGTGGTGCAGGATTTCAAGGACCTGCCGGAGGAGTAGGAGCAAATGGATCTGCTTCAGTATTTTCAACAATTACATCAACTGGTGGCGGACGTGGAGGTGCAGCAACACCATCACAACCTGAACGTTTAGGAAATCCAGGTGGATCTGGAGGAGGAAATGGATCTAGTCCTGCTGAAGATGGATCATCTATACCAACAGGCAACACTCCACCAGTTAGTCCACCACAAGGAAATAATGGAAACAGAAGTTATAATTATCTGCAACCACCTCAATATGGAGGTGCTGGAGGTGGAGGTGCTGGAGCTGCAGGTTGTGCAGGTTGTGGTTCAAATTTAGGTAAAGGTGGTATAGGTTCTTTTGTATCTCCAGTTATGGCAGGTAGTAACGGCACAACAGGTCCAGTGCCAAGTGTAAGATATTTTGCAGGTGGAGGTGGAGGTAGTAACTGTGCGAATCACCCACAAACATTAAATGATCCTGCTGGAGCAGGAGGAGCAGGGGGCGGAGGAAATGCAGGTCAACCTAATTATCCAGCTCAAAGTGGACCAGCTAAAAATAGATCAGCAGCAGCAGGAGGCACAAATACTGGTGGTGGTGGTGGAGCTTCTAGTGGACCAGGTGGTTCTAAAACAGATGGATCGGCAGCAGGAGGTTCAGGTATAGTAATAATAAGATACAAATTCCAGAATTAGGTAAATTATGAGTACTGTTAAAGTAAACAAAATAACTCCTAGAACATGTAACTCACTTCAACTAGGAGAATCAGGAGACACCTTAACTATTCCAGCGGGTGCTACACTACAAAACTGTGGGACGGCTACAGGTTTTGGTTTATCTTTTTGTTCAACAGTTAAAACATCTCCGTTTACAGCTACAGCTAATAAAGGTTTTTTTATTAACACAGGTTCAGCAGTCACTGTAACATTACCTGCATCACCTTCAACGGGGGATGAATTAATTCTTATTGACTCAACAGGTCAAGCAGCAACTAATAATATTACAATAGGTAGAAATGGTTCTAAAATAAAAGGTTTATGTAAAGATGGTGCTATAGATACAAATAGAGGTGGACTAAGAATTGTTTATTCAGGTTCTTCTCAAGGTTGGGTTACAGCAACAGCTGGTAACGATGCAACCATAAAACAAGATTTATTTGTAACGGCAACAGGTGGTAATGCAGTAGTTACTTGTGGTAATTTTAAAACTCATATTTTCACTGCTAATGGTACTTTTTGTGTTTCTTGTGCAGGAAACTCAGGAGGATCAAACACAGTAGATTATTTTGTAGTTGCAGGTGGTGGTGCTTCAAGCACTGGTGGTTACGCTGGTGGTGGTGGAGCAGGAGGTTTTAGACTTTCTAGTTCTTTAGGTATACCCGCTCCTACGATGTCACCTTTAGCAAGTCCAACTGCTTTAACAGTTACAGCAACAGGTTTTCCAGTTACAGTTGGTGGGGGTGGAACATCAAGCTCAGGACATTGTGGACCTACTAATGGATCAAATTCAGTTTTTTCAACAATAACATCAGCGGGTGGAGGAAGAGCAAGATATCCTGCATCACCAACAGGCAATGGAGGTGATGGTGGTTCTGGAGCAGGAGGAAGTGGTATAACTTCAACATCTGGAGGATCAGGAAATACTCCACCAGTGTCTCCACCTCAAGGTAATAATGGAGGTGCAGCACCAGGTGGTGGACCAGGATTTACAGGTGGCGGAGGCGGTGGAGCAGGCGCTGCTGGCGGTGCTGCTAGTCCACCTAATAGTGGAGCAGGCGGAACAGGTTCTTTTATAGCAGATGGAGTTATTGGACCAACAGCACCAAGCTATGGAACACCAGGACCTGTTAGTTCAGTTAGATATTTTGCTGGCGGTGGCGGCGGAGCTGGCGGTGGAGCTGACAGAGGTTCACCACCACAAGCATATAATCCAGGACCAGGTGGAGCAGGTGGTGGAGGAGCAGGTGGAGCAGATGCAAATTCTTCTCCCGGAATTTCAGGAACAGCTAACACCGGAGGAGGAGGTGGTGGCGGTTCTGAAAGACCAGGCTCTAATTGTGGAGGTGCAGGCGGTTCAGGAATCGTAATGATTAGGTATAAGTTTCAATAGTTAAAAATGGCTGAATTAAAAGTAGATAAAATACTTCCGGCAACGGGATCATCAATAGCTTTAGGGGAATCAGGTAAAACTGTTACTATTCCTTCAGGTGCAACTTTAGATGCATCCGCTGCAACTTTAACAAATATAGGGGGTGTAGATTATTGTTCATCATTAAAAACCTCTCCTTTCACTGCCTCAGCTGAAAGAGGATATTTTATAAATACAGGTTCAGCGGTTACAGTCACATTACCTTCTAGTCCAAACGTAGGTGATCAAATTATTGTAATTGATGCAACAGGAAACGCATCATCTAATAATATTACATTAGGTAGAGGTGGTTCTAAAATTAAAGGATCATGCACTTGTGCTACGTTAACAACAGATAGAGTTGGAGTTAGAATAGTTTATTCAGGATCAAGTCAAGGCTGGGTAACCGCTACAAGTGCAAATGAAACAGCACCAGTGTTGGATACATCTAAATATGTTACAGCTTCAGGAGGCACAATAACAACATCAGGTGACTTTAAAATACATACCTTTACTTCTTCTGATAATTTTGTTGTATCTTGTGCAGGAAACGCTTGTGGTTCTAATAAAGTTTCTTATTTAGTAGTTGCAGGAGGAGCCGGCGGAGGAAGAGATGCTGGAGGTGGTGGAGGCGCTGGAGGTTTTCGTGAGGGTAAATGTTCATCTGATCCATATACCGATAGTCCCTTAGACGCTGGAACTGGTTTATCCGTCCCAGCCGCTACTTATCCCATAACAGTAGGTGGTGGTGGTGCAGGTGGAGCATCCTCTGCAGTTAGAGGAACTTCAGGTTCACCATCAATTTTTTCAACGATTACATCAGCAGGAGGTGGTGGCGGAGGTTCTGGTGGATCAGGAGTAAAGACTGGAGCCGATGGAGGTTCTGGTGGTGGTGGCAGAGCTCAATGTAGTAATGCTGGTGGATCAGGAAATACACCTCCAGTTAGTCCACCGCAAGGAAATAATGGCGGTAACGGTAGTAATCCTAGTGGACAACGTTCAGCTGGTGGAGGGGGTGCTACTACTGCTGGTACAACACCTAGTTGTGGTTCTATCGCTCCAGGAGGAACAGGTGCAACAACTTCAATTAATGCATCTGCAATAGCGTACGCAGGTGGTGGAGGAGGAAGTTCAAATAGTGGTTCAATAGGAAGTACAGCTTCTTCTTGTGGAACAGGAGGTTCACATGGAGCAAATGGAACAACTAATAAAGGCGGCGGTGGCGGAGGAGAAGGTGTAGGAGATTCAGGAACTGCAGGAACGGGTGGTTCAGGAGTAGTAATAATTAGGTATAAATTTCAAAATTAATGGTTTTACAAACTTTAACAAATAATATATAAGGAGAACATTATGGCACATTACGCAAAACTAGGAGCAAACAATAAAGTTATAGCAGTTCATGTTGTAGCTGATAAAGATTGTCGAAACGCTAGTGGTGTTGAAGATGAAGAAGTAGGAAGACAGTTTTTGGAAAGAATCCATAGCTGGCCTTTATGGAAAAAAACATCTTACAATACACAAGGTGGAAAACATAAAAATGGCGGAACACCTTTAAGAGGTAACTATGCTGGTATAGGTTATATTTATGATGAGGACAATGATTTGTTCTTACCTAAAAAACCTTACGCTAGTTGGGTTCTAAATGTGGCAGAAGCAAGATGGCAATCACCAATTGGTGATGCACCAGCATTATCTGAAGAAGAACAAACTACTCACAGATATGAGTGGAATGAATCTACAGGTGCTTGGGATAAAGTCGCTATATAATCCACTTGACATTATTATTAGAGTTAATTACATACTAGATAGGTATGCAAAAGAAAGTATTAACAGAAGTAGACGTATATACTGGTGAGATAGAAATGCCGAAAGGCTTTGAAATTAACCGAGACAAAATAAAAAACGACATTATAGAATCTCACATAAAACAAAAAAGAATAAATAACAATCCTAAAGCTTATGCTTTTGACGATTATGTTGTGCCTTTTTCTCAACCTTTACAGTGGATGCAAGATTATGTAAGAGATCATTGGGGAGTTGAATACGGTAGAACTTTAGTAACTAAAACCATACATGGTAATGTTATGCATCCTAATGAAAAATCTTGGACAAGACATCAAGTTGATCCAGTTGACTTACTTCACTCACCAGACTATACCTTAGTCTATGGTGTTGATGTTAAGGAAGGTTCTTCAGAATGTATCATCGAATATGATGATAACAGAAGAAAAAATAGAACTTGGCACATGCCTATAAAAAATAATAAATTTATAATGTTTCCAGCTACTAATAAGTATTCTTTTTCATCAAATACTTCTAATGGCTTAAATACAATTTTAACAATCACTTATGAATATATCTAATTATTATTGGTATTTTCAATCTGCAATACCCCCAAGGATTTGTGATCTTATTGTTAAATATGGTAAGTCAGAAAAAGAAAGAGAGATCATGGCTATTACAGGTGGTTTTGGTAGAGATAGAAATTTAGATAAACAACCTCTAACTAAAGATGAAATAAAAGATTTACAAAAGAAAAGAGATTCAAATATTGTTTGGATGAATGATCAATGGATATACAAAGAAATTCAACCATATATTAAAATGGCAAATACAAACGCAGGTTGGAATTTTGATTGGGATTGGTCAGAATCTTGTCAGTTTACAATATATAAAAAAGGTCAGTATTATGATTGGCATTGTGATAGTTGGGATAAACCTTATGTAGAAGAAGGTCCAACAAAAGGAAAGATTAGAAAATTATCTGTAACCGTAACGTTAACAGATCCAAAAGAATACAAAGGTGGAGAGTTAGAGTTTGATTTTAGGAATTTAGATCCTGATAAAAAACCTAACATTAGAACATGTACTGAAATACTACCAAAAGGCTCTTTGGTTGTATTCCCTTCATTTGTATGGCATAGAGTCAAACCCGTAACAAAAGGAGAAAGGAATAGTCTAGTAATATGGAGTCTAGGTTATCCGTTTAAATAATATGAATGATATAAAACAAGGAGGAAGTAGTAAACCTAAAGGACATGTAGATTTTAAATCTGCATTTTATTTTCAAACACCTATATGGATTGCAGATGCACCCATGTTTTTGAAAAACGCAATTAAAGTAACAGATAAATATATTAAGAAAGCTGATAAACTTCTTAAAGATAAATTAAAGAACGAACCTAAATGGAAAAAAGATATAGGTACATTTGGTTTATCAAAAC